CAGCTTGCCGCGACCTGGTAGCGGACGCGAGCAGGCAGGCGAAGCAGGCACTAAGCCCCGCCATTACCGCGCTGCAAACAATCCTGGAAGACCCCGAAGCGAACGACAGCAGCAAGATTGCGGCATCACGCGCACTTATCGAAGCCGCGTTGAAGCTCACGGAGATAAACGACATTCTGGGCATTCTGGAAGGCTGCGAGGGGTAGCCCATGGCCTACTACGAAGCGTTGAAGCGCAGGGCAAAGGCCGTGGCAGTGGCGAAGCGGGAAGCCAACGCGCCCCGCGTGGCCGTCACCGATTGCATAGCGCCCGCGTTCCTTCCATTGCACGAAGACGTTGCGCGGGGGCTTCACAGCACCTACTACCTACCAGGCGGCAGAGGTAGCGGCAAATCGTCGTTCGTAAGCCTGGAACTAGTAGACGGCATCATGAACGACCCCGAAGCCAACGGGATTGTGTTCCGCAGGACGGCAGCGACCATGCGCGAAAGCGTGTACACGCAGATTGCGTGGGCTATTTCAGAGCTGGGGGCGGGCAACCTGTGGCGGGGTTCGGTATCGCCCATGCAGTACACCTACCTACCCACGGGGCAGCAGATTGTTTTCCGTGGCCTGGACGATGCGGGCAAGTTGAAGTCAATCAAGCCGAAGCACGGCACCTTCAAGTATGCGTGGTTCGAAGAGTTCAGCGAGCTAACGGGGCAAAACCAGGTTCGCAGCGTTCGGCAATCAATCGTTCGCGGCGGCGAGGGTTTCCGCGTCTTCGCGTCGTTCAACCCGCCCATGAGCCGCAACAACTGGGCAAACAAAGTGGTTCTGCAACCCGACCCCCGCGCCCTTACCTTCCGCAGCGACTACACCCAAATGCCCGCAGCGTGGCTGGGGGAAGAGTTCATAGCGGAAGCCGAAGCGTTGAAGGCGATAAACGAACGCGCATACCGTCACGAATACCTGGGGGAAGCGACGGGCACGGGCGGCGAGGTCTTCCCGACCATCGAGCAGCGCACCATAACCGAAGACGAAGCGAAGCACCTGCAATACACCTATTGCGGGCTGGACTGGGGCTTTTCGGTTGACCCGTTCGCGTTCGTCGTGGTTGCCTACGATGCACGCACCCGCACCGTTTACCTGCTGGACGAAATGTATCAGCGGGGATTGAGCAACCGCGAGATTGCCGACCGAATCAAAGAACGGGGCTACCACGAAACGGGGGAGCTGTGGCGTTCTGCGTGGAGCGGCACAGCCTACAGGGAAAAGCGGCAAATCATCTGCGACAGCGCGGAGCCAAAATCAATAAACGACCTGGTAGGCATGGGCTTGAAGGCCACGGGATGCACGAAGTACGCGGGCAGCGTCCGTTATGGCGTGCATTGGTTGCAGGGGCGGCGGATAGTCATAGACCCGCAGCGCACCCCGCACGCCCTGGAAGAGTTCACGACATACGAATACTGCCAGACCCGCGACGGCGAATTTACGACCGATTTACCCGACAAAAACAACCACCTGATAGACGCGACCAGATACGCGCTTGACCAGGTGATTAACAGCAGCAGGAACGCGGCGTAGGAGGGCACGCAATGGGCTATCTGACGATTGATTGCAACACCTGCGGGGGAAGCTGGAACGTGTACCACGCGACTAATTGGAGCGATGACGTAACGCGCACGTGCCCGCATTGTTTCGCGGAGATTGAACCGCAGGCGTGGGAAGACCACGTGTTGCCCGCGTTCGGTTCGATGACGGACGCGAACACCGAACTAGACAGAATCGGCGAATGGGAGCACGCCCCGCGCTTCCGCGTGCACTACACGGAAGACCAGGAAATGAAAGACCCGCGAGCGGAAGAGCTGGAAGAGCTGCGGAGCCGAATAGAAGAGCTGGAAGCGAAGCTGGACGGCATGACCGACCCGCTAACAGTCGCACTGCTGGAAGGCCGCATATGAGACGGGGCGGGAAGGCGCGGGCACGCTACCCCGCGAAGAAACGCTACCGCGCACTTTGCCGTTGGTGCATGAGGGGGCACGCCACAGCGCCCCTAATCGACGGCAAGGGCGCGTTCGAATGCCCTGCGTGCGGGGCTGTGTTCTACCTGGACGGCACTATACAGCGACCAGGGAAGGGGCAGCGGCGCTGGGGCATCGGATAGGGCAGACCCTAAGTTAAGGTCTGCCAGGACTTCGACATTAACGACCGAATAGGAGCAGCAATCATGGGTAATCAGCAGGTTTACCACGACACCTACAGGGACGCATACAACGCAGTGCGCAACGCACGCGAAGAGTACGACAAGCGTTTGAAGTTCCTGCAACGCTACGAGGGTTCGAAGGGTTACGAAGAGGACTTGAAGAGCGCACGCGAAGAGTTCGAAGGCAAGCTGGAAGGCATCAGGGCGGCGGCACGCGGCGGGTTCGACCTTGCGTTTAAGGGCATGGAGAAGAACACAGCGCCCGCAGACACCCTGGACGTTCCCACGGAAGAAATGGTGCGCGTGTTGCAGACGCTTGACCTGCGGGACACGTTCACCATGAACGAGCTGGAACGAGCCGCCCGCACGTGCCAGGACAGCGAAACCGCGTTGCGCACCCTGGAAGGCATAGCCCGCAAGAAGGGCGTTTTGCCAGAGCTGGGCAAAGACCCCCGCACGGGACAGCCCACGCAGGCTTACGCAAGGCGCTACCGCAGCACCGCAGACCAGGCGCGGGACGTTCTGGGGACGCTCAAAGACGCTGCTAACAGCCTTATGCAGTGGGACGGGCGCAGCCGCGAAGAGATTATGCGCGAGCGCGTGAAGGCAAACCACGGCAAGAAATGGGGCTTCGCGGAAGGCGAAGAGCCTGTGGAGGAAAAGGACTTGCCGCCCATCGGCACGGCATGGGTTGAAGAGCACCAAGCGGGCTTGACCCCCACGCACACCCTGGAAACCATCGTAGGCAAGGACGCGGAAGGCAACCTGAACTGTTCGCCCGCTGCGTTGTCGTTCCTGGACTAGAGGGGGCGGCAATGGAGCTTCACGAGTTGCACGAGAAGGTACGCGGGTTCGAGCGCAACCGCACGAAGGCTAGGGGCGTGCCAGGTTTCAGCGTCCGCGAGGTGTTCCACGGGACGGGCACTTGCCCGCGCTGCGGGAAGTACAGCGGGGACATTGTGGAGAAGGGCGGCGGGTTCGCCATTCGTTGCCCGAAGTGCGGGGACGTTGCCGCCATTCAGGGCAGCGCCCCGAAGGTGACAAGGCCGTATTAGGAGCGTGAACGATGGCAGATTTCTACTATCAAGACTACCTGGAAGCGCAAGACCGCGCAAAGTTCGTGTGGGACGCGATACAGAACCACAAGCAGACGCAGGCGTACAAGACGGCGTTGGTAGCTGACGAATACGAAGCGCAGCGCAACGTGACCATTAACGAGTACGTGCAAAAGGTGTTCACCCTGGGGGGCTTGTCGTTCGCGGACTACACAGCGACAAACAGCAAGATTGCTTCGAATTTCTTCCACCGCCTGAACACGCAGCGTTGCTTGTATTCGCTGGGCAATGGCGTTTCGTTCCTGCAACCCGACGAAGACCAGGGCGGCGGGGACAAGGTAAAAGACAAGCTGGGGAAGCACTTCGACCACAGGATTAAAGAAGCCGCCTACTACGCCCTTATTCATGGCGTGGCGTTCCTGTACTGGAACGTTGACCGCGTGCACGTCTTCAAGCTAACGGAGTTCGTGCCCATATACGACGTGTACAACGGCGCGTTGATGGCGGGTATTCAGTTCTACGACCTGGGGCAGAAGCGCGGCACCGTAGCGACGCTGTACACGCCCGAAGGCTACATGGAGTTCTACCAGGACAAACGCTTAGATATGAAGTTCATGGCGTGGGATGATGATTTCACGGTATACCAGCGGGCTACCTACTACCTTGCCGCAGAAGACAAGACATGGACGGAAGACATAGGCAACTATGACGGCGCGTTGCCCATCTTCCCCATGTGGGCGGGGCGTTCGAAGCAGAGCACGTTAGTTGGGATGCGCGAAGCCATAGACAGCTACGACCTCATTTGCAGCGGGTTCGCAAACGACCTAAGCGACGTTGCGCAGGTGTATTGGCTCATGAAGAACGCGGGCGGCATGAACGAAGCCGACCTGGAACAGTTCCGCGAACGCTTGAAGTTCGCCCACATTGCGAAGGTAGACGGCACGGACGGGGCGGGCGTGGAGCCTTACACGCAGGAAATACCCTACCAGGCACGCGACAACTACCTAACGTTGCTGCGGAACAGCATCTATGAGAACTTCGGGGCGCTTGACGTTCACACCGTTGCCGCAGGCGCTACCAACGACCACATAGACGCGGCATATCAGCCCATGGACGAAAACGCGGACGATTTCGAATACTGGGTAGGGGATTGCATAGAACGCCTGCTTGCCCTGCTGGGCATCGAGGATACCCCCGTATTCAAGCGCAACCGCATTTCAAACCAACTGGAACAAGTGCAAATGGTGGCGATTGAGTCTCAATGGCTGGACGCGCAAACCATCTTGAAGAAACTGCCCAACCTGGACGCGGAAGAGGTTCAAGCCGTGCTGGAAGCCACGGAAGCGGGCGAAGCAGCCCGCCTGGGGCTTGAACTTGCCCCCGCGCAGGCCGTGGAAGAGTAGGGCGGCACCATGGGCAAGGTTGAGTTGTACGAGGGCACCCGCAGGACTTACAGCACGGACGGGCGGCGCATGTACACACATTGCCCTAAGTGCGGGCACCTTGCACCGTTCGCGAAGCCGCAGCGGGACGGCATGTTGTTCGCGTGCCTTCGCTGCGGTATCGCGTTCACGGACAGGGGAAAAGTACAGGCAATGACGAAAACGAGCCGCAGAGGGGCTTAGAATGGCCGATTTCGCGCACAAATGGACTGATGACCAGATAGAACGCCTGGAAGCGTTGCTGCAACGCCTGTACGGGAAGACGGCGGCGGAAATGGGGCGCACCCTGGAAGACCTCATGCAAGAGCACATGGCCGCATACTGGGAAGACCTGGAAGACCGCCTGGACGTTGACGGCACCCCCGAAGCGAAGCAGGCACGCGACAGTTGGTTGACGGGGCAGGCTGCGGCGTTCGCGGCAGTGGCGGGCGCTGTGGTTGCCCCGTTGGTTGCAATCGGCCTGCAAGCGGAACGGAAGCGCGAAGAGCTTGTGAACGGCACCTTGCCCGAAGTCTACGCGCAGAACCACAACTTTACGTGCTACGTGGTAGACCGCAAGTTGCAGAGCCGAAAAGGGCGCAAACTCAATGTTAAGGTTCGCTTCGACCTTATGGATAAGGACACCGCACGCCTGCTTTTCAACCCCACGTTTCAGGTTGTGCCAGGGAGCCGCGCAACGTCATTGCACGAAGCCTGGTACCGCACGAAGCTACGGGCTTGCATAACGCGGGGCATCCTGCGTGGCGATTCAATTCCGAAGATGGCGAAGAGCATGCAGAGCGTAACCGACATGAGCCGCAACGCGGCAGTGCGGGCGGCGCGTACCGCGTGCACCCATGCGGAAAACGCGGGGCGCATTCGCGGCATGGAACGCGCCCTTGCAATGGGCATACCCGTTAAGAAGGTCTGGGAAGCGACCCTGGACAACCGCACGCGGCAATCCCACCGCGACTTAGACGGCGAGGTAAGGGAAGTGCACGAGAAGTTCAGCAACGGCCTAATTGAGCCTGGGGACTACAGCGGGGAGCCTAGCGAGTATTACAACTGTAGGTGCACCCTGAACAACGTTATAGAGGGCATCGACGGCGGCAAGGGCGAACGCTGGAACAGGTTCGACGATGGCGAGGATTACGAGAGCTGGAAGGCGGGCTGGAAGTGATAGTGCAACCGACATACGACCGCGACGGTTCGATACTCTACTACGACGAAGAGCGCCCGACGATACAGGCCGCGTGTTCAGAATGCGGGGGAGCCGTGAACGCGCGGTATTCGGGGCGCACGGACTGGAACAGCGGGGAACCAATCTACATTTGCGAATGCCCCGAATGCGGGCGCAGGCGTGCCAGGACGTAACGGAAGGGGAAGACATGACCACGTTGGACGGCATCACGATACAGGTAGACAACACAGACGCAGTGGTAGAGGGCATAGAGCGGGCAATCATGAAGAGCCTGGAAGAAATAGGGTTGCGGGCGGAAGGCCACGCAAAGGACATGGCACCCGTTGACACGGGCAGGCTGCGGAACAGCATCACGCACGCAGTAGACGAAGGCGAGCAGGCCGCGTACATAGGCAGCAACGTTTCGTATGCGGAAATGCAAGAGCTGGGAACGTCCAAAATGCCTGCGGCGAACGGGGGCAGGGGCTACCTAAGACCCGCTGCGACCGACCACGCGGACGAATACAGGCAGATACTAGAAAAGAACTTGAAGGGGGCTTAGATGGGCTGATATGGGCGCGTATAAGCGCACACCGACTTACCAGAAGGCAGAAACACAGACAGGAAGGCCAAGAAAATGGCAGAGACAATCACTAAAGGCGTGGCGGATTATTTCGGCAACCTGAAAGCCACGGACGGCATACAGTGCAGCGTATGCGGCAAATGCGATTTCATCGGGAACGCAAGCGCGGCGGGATGGGTTGCGATAGTGACACCCGACACCCACGTAGAAGGACACTACGACACGAACAACCCGAACAGCACGACCGCGCCAGGGGGCGTTAACGTCGTTCCTGGTTCCGTTATCGTGAAATGTGCTGATTGCAAGTAGCGGGACAACTACATACCGCAGAATCAGAAACGCCCCGACCGTGCACAGTGGGGGCGTTTCCTTTTACCGTCAATTGCGCTACTTCCCGTTTCGCGGGCGCTGCGACGGTATTTCAGCGCCGACCAGATTATACCGCCCACACGATATGCGCGGGATACATCAGACACAGAAGACAGAAGCGCCCCCGCAGCGGGAAGACCACGGGGGCAGCTCAAGAAAGGCTTCCGCACGCAGCCGCTACGTTGCGCGTGGAAGGACGAACGCCCGCACCTTACGGGCGCACCCCGATTATACAGCCACGCGGGACATGTGGGACACATGAGACAGAAACGCCCCGCGAGAGAGGGGGCGGGGCGTTGGGTGAATGCGGGGAGCACGTTCTAATGCTGGGGCTATGGTATGAAGCAGGGAGAAAAGCCCCGCACCGTGCCCCGCAGGTTCATTGTCTGCCCCTGGTCACAAGGGAAGCGCCCCGACCGCCTGGAAGCAATCGGGGCGCAACCCAGAAAGGAGGGTATGGCAAGCGCCCCCGCACACCTACCAGGGAGAAGCGGCGGCGCTGGCTGATTACCAACCCTAAGCCATTATACAACGTGTGTGCGCTGTGTTCCATGTGTCCGCGACACAGCCAGGGCGGAAACGGGGGAATTTTGCGCCCGATTCTATGAAAAGGTTCACCCCGACTTTTACAACGGAGAAGAAAAACAGGCACCCTGAACAGGGTTTTGACATTTCAATGACCAAATGCACCGAATGTTCACAACGCACGGCATACCCGCAAAACACCGAACATAAACCGCAGATAATGTGCCCGAAATATATCTAGACATAGAGTTAAAAAAACCTTATCATAGGCATTGTTAGTATTAGGACTAGGACACTGGAAGGGGTTCACCATGGCAGCACCGAAGTACATCAGGGACAAGGCCGAACAGCTAGACAAGGCGTTGAACAGGGTAGCGAAACTGTCTTTCGACCTTCAAAACTACTACGAGAGCAAGACGGACGCGGAACGCGGGCAGCAGTTCTTTTACGAACAGCGCCTTGATATTCCGTGGGAGTTCGACTTGCAATCTGTTCTCCATGCGCTGGACGAAGTTTCGGAACAGTAAGGAAATGGGCGCGGCAAGCCTGGAAAACGAACCGCGCCCCATTGCCGCTGTAGGACAACAACGACGAAGGGATTCTACCATGACAGAGACAAGGCATTTCCGCGACGCATACGGAACGACCGCGACCATAGCGAACACCCGCGAAGGGGGCTACCCCTTCCGCGTGGAGGTCTTCGCGCCGAACGGCCACAGGTTCATGAACCGCACCTATGCGAGCTACAGGGCGGCGCGTGCTGCTATCACGTCGCAGGGGTTCTGCTGGGTTGAAGTTGACCGCGTGAGGGCATAGGAGGGCACAGGATGGCTTACACGGCATGGAAGTACAGCGGGGGCACCTACTGCGGCAATGGGGACTTCGAAACCCTGGACGCGGTTCTAGCGTTCGCAGACGATGGCTTTTGCGACTACGTGAGGGCGCAGGACACAGACACCCTGCAAGTTATCAAGATTCACTTCGAGCCGACCGAAGAGAACATGTACAAGACGGACAGGGAATATTAGGGGGACACCATGGGCGAACTGATGACCACCAACGCGGCGATACAGCCGCAGCAGCAGCCGACCATAGCCGACCTGTTGCAGAAGTTCTTCGAATACCTGGACGTTAAGGAGGTAACGGCGAAGTCATACGCAGTTGCCCTGCGTGCGTTCCTGGAATGGACAAACGACAACGGCATACAGCAGCCACAGCGGGCAGACATTGTGGCCTATGTTGCCCACCTTGCGAAACCGCACCCGAAGCGGACGCGCTGCGACCGCCCCAACAGCAAGCCTGGGGCGGTTATGACGTATTCGGCGGGAACGCAGGCACGCTACCTGCGGGCTGTGAAGCTGTTCTTCAAGTGGACTTCGCAGCAGGAACGACCCTACTACTACCCCGACGTAGCAGACCGCGTGAAGGGCGCGAAGGTACGGGCGGACAACACGAAGCGCGACCCGCTGGAACGTGAAGGCGCAATGCAGGTGCTTGACAGCATCGACCGCAGCACGGAAGCGGGCAAACGCGACTACGCAATGATTCTGCTATCCATCACGGCGGGGCTGCGAATCATCGAAATGCAGCGGGCGAACGTGGGCAACATGGAGACGTTGGCAGGGCAGCACATCTTGTACATTCAGGGCAAAGGCCACGACGAAGCGGACGCATACAAGAAGCTGTGCCCCGAAGTTTACGCGGCGATACTTGACTACCTGGGGACGCGTGGGAGCCTGGACGCAGCCGCCCCGCTGTTCGCGGGCATCGGCAACCGCAGCCGTGGGCAGCGCCTAACGGAGCCTAGCATATCGCGCATTATCAAAGACCGCCTGCGGGCTGCGGGCTTCGACACCCACCGCATAACAGCCCACAGCCTGCGGCACACGTCCGTTACGTTCCTGCTCGAATCTGGGGCAACCATACAGCAGGCGCAGCACCACGCACGCCATGCAAGCCCCGAAACCACGGGCATATACGCGCATAACATCGACCAGCGCAAAGACCAGAGCGAACAGCGCATATACGACTACCTTTTCGGCATCGAGCAGGACACCGCGAAGCAGGCGGCGGAAGTCATTAGCCACATGACGCAGGAGCAGCAGCAGATAGCCTTGCAAATGTTGCAGGCTATGGCGGCATAGGAGGGCAGGACATGGCAAGACCACGGGCAGAGTTGAAGATACCAGCAGACAAGTTGCCGCCTGGGGAATGGTTCACCGTTCCCCAGGTTGCAGAGCTTACGGGGGTTTGCACGCTCACCATACAGAACCGCTTGAAAAGCGGGGAGCTGGAAGGAAAGAAGCTGGGGGGCGTGTGGCGTATCTATCGGGAAGCAATCGAAGGGAAGTAGCTATGGAGTTCTTGAACAGCGAAATAGTAGCGGACATGGCAAGCAGCGCCGACCTTTTCTATGGGGTTATCGAGCACGCAAACGACGTTGACGGCAACGTGTGCATTGCGGGTTTCATGTACCCCGACGAAGCGCAGGAATACTGCGAGTTCCTAGCGACGAAGGGACGCACTGCAAGCGTTGTCGATTTCCTGGAAGTGCAGGGCATCAGATGACGGGCAATGTAGAAGTTGCGGCAGACCTTAACATAGCGAAGAGGGGGTGAAAAATGATTATCACGGTAGCATTCGGGAAGGGCGGCACGGGCAAGACCAGCACGGCGCTTGCCATGGCGCACTACAAGGCCGCGCAGGGCGCGAAGGTTCTGTGCATCGACCTAGACCACCAGGGGAACTTCACCTATGCCCTGGGGGGCGATATGGGACGGCCTGGAATGTTCGACGTGTTGACGGGGGCGAGGGAAGCCCGCGACGTTATGCAAAGCCTGGACGGGGTAGACCTTCTGCCCGCAGGCGTTTCGCTTGACACTGCGGAACTTGCCATAGCTTCGAAGCCTGGACGCGATTTCCTGCTAAAAGCCGCCCTGGAGCCTGTGGCGGGCGATTACGACCTAACCGTTATAGACACCCACCCCGACCGCGACACGCTGCTAGTAAACGCGTTGAGCGCGTCTGATAGCGTCATTCTGCCCATGAAGGCCGACCCGTTCGCGGTAATGGGGCTGTACCAGATTGCGCAGACCATAGCCGACGTGCAAAGGCTGTGCAACCCCGCGTTGAAGGTGGCGGGCATCGTCTTGACGCAGTACAAGCCGAAGCAGGTACTAGCACGCGACATGAGGGAAGCCATAGAGCAGCAGGCCGAAGCCATGGGAACGAAGCTATTCCACACGACGATACGCGAGGGGGTAGCGGTACAGCAGGCGCAGGCGTTGCGGCAACCGCTTTTCGACTACGCGGGGAAGAGCAACCCCGCGAGGGACTACAAGGAACTGTTCGAGGAAATGGAGCTGTAAAGATGGCGAAGGCAAAGCAGAGCTTCGCGGCACCTACCGCGATTCAATCGGGAACGCCTGCGGAAGAGAAGCCCGCAGAGCAGAAGTGGTACAGGTTCAACGCCAAATTGCCCGTGGAATGCCACGACTACCTAGCAGAGCGGGCGTGGGTGACGCGGAAGACCATAACGCAGTACCTAACAGACCTGGTACTAGCCGACATGGAAGCGCACCCGAATTGGCGGGACACCATGGACGCGGCGAACAAGCCGCAGTAAGGAGCAGGGGACATGCTAAACAGCCTGGACAGCTACAGCACCGAAGCCACAAGCGATATTCAATGCACCTACGACCCCGACAAGCTGGGGCGTTCCTGCGATGGCGCGTACATCGTGAAGGGCGATTGCTGCTCACCCGACGTAATGGAGGGGGACGCGGTTCTAATCGCCCTGGGGGAGCGTCCGAAGCCTGGGGAGTTCGGCATATTGAAGGCGCGGAACGCCTGCGGGAGCAGGATAGCGCGTTGCGTGTGCGACTTCGGGAGCTTCACGGAGTACGCGACGAACTACGGCGGTTTCTACAGCTTCGACAACCAGGGGCACTTGATAGGGCGCGTCCTGGGGGTTGTCCGCGACGGGGACACCTTGCCGCTTGTATGTGGGACAGATTAGACACATGGAATACAGCGGGCACATTGAGTATTCAAAGGGGCTAGGACACATGAACACCGACAAGATACGCGAATACCTGGAAAAGTTCGAAGAGCTTGCACAGGCAGAGCCGCCCATGTTCGCGGACGAAGAGCACGACACGGCACCGACCGAAGAATGGGAAGCCTGGAACGCAGACATGCGGGCGCTGATTCTGGAATACGGCGGGGACATAATCAAGACGATAACGGAGTATGCGCGGCAGGAATACGAGGGCAGCGAAGACGCTGTGGAGCAAATGCAGGTAAACGCCCTTCTGCGGCAAATACTGGAAGAGGGCGAAACGCTTGCGATTACCACGCGCCCCGTTACGGCGCTGGACTTCCCCTTAGACAAGGTTAATTCGAAGGTATGGAAGCTGTTCGAAGAGCCGCAGCCAAACGGCCAAATGCGCCTTGCAATAGGCGTGGAGAGCGAAGAGGACAAGCGCAAGGGCAAGCAGGTAGACATAGCCTATAGCATCGACTTTAGGGAACTGGAAGAGCTGGAAAACGTCAAGATTACCCGCAAGCTGGAACCGTTCGACAAGCGCGTGTATATCGCTATCGGGGCGCTGTTCGACAGCGGGCAGGCAACCATGAGTTACCAGCAGATATACAAGGCCATGGGCTACAGCAAGCGCGCTGGGGCTGGGGCGTTGAAGAAGATAGACGCAGCGGTAACGAAGATGGCAGGGGCGAAGATTTACATAGACAACCTGCAAGAATCGGAAGAGTACAAAAGCCGCGTTCATTTCAAGTACGACGGCCCCTTGCTGATGACGGAGCGCATAACGGCCATGGTTGACGGACAGCCCGCAGAATGCGTTATACGCGTGCACCGTTCGTTGGTTCTGCTGGACTTCGCACGGGAGCGGAAGCAGTTCACGACCATACAGCGGCGCTTGCTTGACAGCCCCATTAGCAAGACCAACGCGAACATTCAGCTAGAAGACTACCTGATAGAGCGCATATCCCACATGAAGAACGGGAAGGCGCAGCCGCGCATGTTGTTCGCGACCATCTACAAGAACGCGGACATTAAGACCACGAAGCAGAAGCAGCGGGCGTGGCCGAAGATTCAGAAGCTACTAGACCATTACGTGAAGTGCGCGTTCATAAAGGGGTACCAGAAGGACGCGGACGGCGTAACCATCGAGCTATGAGCGACCGCAGGACAAAAAAACGCGGGTATGCGAAGGCGCGTCTTTTTGTCCACCTAGGCGCGTCTTTTTGTCCACCTAGGCGCGTCTTTTTGTCCAAAAGGCGCGTCTTTTTGTCCACCCCTTCCGAAAAACGCGGGGTTTGAGCTGGGCAAACGCGAGGGCAAATTTACAGAAGGTTAGAAAGGTTCCGTAAGGAACTGAACCAACGGGGCGGATGCGCTGGACGCGCCCCGCCCCTTTTGCGTAATGTGGGCATCTGGGGAGAGCTGCGAACTGTCCTAGAAGCACGGGGAAGTGTCCTAGCTTCGAAGTTAAGGTTCGCAGACACCCCAACAAAGGGAAGGCCGCAGGGGTACAGCCTGGACAGCGAAACCCCCACGGCACAGCCGCACGCGAAGCGTGCACGTTCATTGTAACGGAGGTATTGGAAATGGCAGAGTTCGAAGCGGTACGCGATTCTATCGACCTACGGGAATACTGCGACGCTCACGGCATGGAGCGACGCGGGCGCGATAACTACGTGTGCCCCGCGTGCGGTTCTGGCAACGGGAAGAACCACACGGCGGCATTCGGCATCTACAACGGCAACCGCTGGAAGTGCCACGCTTGCGACAGGGGCGGGGACGTGTTCGACCTGGAAGGCATACTGCGTGGAACGGAAGACAAGCTGGAACAACTGCGGGGCGTTTGCGAATGGGCTGGAATCACCGACAGCGACAGCGCCCCGACCATGGCGGCACCCCCGAAGAGGTACCAGCCGCCCGCAGACTACACCGCAGGGCGGGCGAGCGAAGCGGCGTACATACAGGCGATGCGGGCGAACGTCCGACACCCCGAAGCCGTGAAGTACATCGAGGGGCGCGGGTTCACCGTTGACGAAGCCGAATACTTCGGGATGGGTTACGACCCGAACAGGCACCGCCTTGTAATTCCCTGGATGGGGAGCGACTACTACCACATAGACCGCGACATATACCAGGCGGAGGGCAACGGCAAGTATTTGAAGCCAGAGCGGGACAAGGTAGGCGCACAGCCCCTTTACAATCCTGGGGCGCTGGAATCTTCCGCGTTTTTCGTTGTGGAAGGCGTTCTGGACGCGTTGGCCGTGACCGTCTGCGGGTTCGATGCAATCGCCATAGGCGGAACGGGGGCGCGGGCTGCTGCGGAAGCGATGGCGGCGCACGGCACGCGGGGCGTTGCAATCGTCATGCTAGACAACGACAAGGCGGGGCGCGAGACAACGGCGAAGCTGCTGGAACTGCTGCGGGGCAAGGGTATAGCCGCCACGACCGCCACGACGAAGACGAAGGACGCGGGGGAGTGGCTGAAAGCAGACCGCGACGGCCTGGGGGCGTTCCTGGAAGAGCAGCACGAAGCCGCAGAAGCCGCCCTAAGACCCGAAACGGGGCAGGATGGGGAAATACCCGTTATTACCGAAAACTACCGCCACAGGGACGCTGTAGCCGACCTGGACGCATTCATAGAAGCCATTCAGGGGAACAGGTTCGAGCCTTTGGCAACTGGAATGCAATCGTTCGACAAGCTGCTAGGGGGCGGCATCATGCGGCAATCCCTGGTAGTTCTATCGGCGGCACCTGGGGCGGGCAAGACCGCGTTGGCTTCGCAGGTGTTCGAGCAGTTCGCGGCGAACGGCAACCCCGTGTTGTTCCTGAACCTGGAAATGAGCCGCGAATACCTGCTTGCCCGCAGCTTGTCTAGGATGCTTCACCGCACGGGCTACCAGATGACCGCAACCGACGTGCTGCGGGGTTACAGGTGGAGCGAAGACCAGCGGGCGCATGTTCTGGAAGCCGCAGCGGGCTACAGGCAGCGCATAGCGCCTAACCTGGAATACAACCCGCACGGGGACACAACGGACATACGGAGCATTGAAAACACGCTGAACATAGCAGCCGCACGGTACATAAACGAGGGGAAGCCCGCACCCGTTGTTGTCCTGGACTACTTGCACCTGTTGAGCGCAGACCGCATGGACGCACAGGAAACAGTGAAGGCGGGCATAGCCATGTTGAAGAACTACGCCATTCGCTACAACACGTTCGCGCTTGCCATATCGGCTACCAACCGCGACAGCAACAAGAGCGGCACCATAACGCAGAACAGCAGCCGCGACAGTTCCGCAATCGAGTACACGGCGGACACGCTGTTATCGCTTAACTATGCGGCGCTGGAAGATGGGGACACGAAGCCGAACAGCGAACACAAGTACAGGGCGGACAGCCCCGCAGACATGGAATTGCTTATGAGCAAAAACCCCCGCGAAATGGTAGTGCGCGTGCTAAAGAACCGCATGGGGGCAGCAGGTGGGAAGCTGTACATGCAATTCGACGCGGCGCACAGCGTCTTCACGCCATTAGATAGGGACGCGGAACGCTACCAGCCCGAAGCCTGGGGAGGGCAGGGCGTGACGCGCCTATAGGCTTAAACAACACCCCACACGCTGCGAAAAAAAAGGGGGGGAGTTAGTGACACAAGGGGCGGGCGTTTGACCCGCCCTTTTCTGTGCCCGAAAAAATAGGGGGGGAGTTAGTGCAACATTTTTTCTAAGTTAAGGTCTGGAAAAACTTCAACATAGACGCGTTTTCCTGTTCCTATTACGAACGCTTGTTTGTTCCTTATTCAATCCTTGTGACGCACGCGGTATAATGGCAGACACAAGAGACATAGCAGACAAACGAGACACACGGAGTATAGGAGGGGCGCGAAGTGGCTATGAGCGAAGCGGCACGCGAAGCGCGGAAGCAGTACAAGCGCGAGTGGTACGCGAAGAACAAGGACAAGCAGCGCGAGTACACGGAGCGGTACTGGACGCGGAAGGCTGCGGAAATGGCCGCAGGGGACAGCGACACGCCCGCAGACGCGCCCGAATTGGTGAAGGCAGGCTAGTTTGACCCCACGCAAGGAAAAGGCGCTGCGTGCGCTGCTCACCTGCAAGACGAAGCGGGAAGCCGCAGAGCAGGCGGGACTATCTGAAAAGACGCTGTGGAGCTACATGCACACGGACGAAGAGTTTGCGGAACGCTACCGCGCAGCTTGCCGCGACCTGGTAGCGGACGCGAGCAGGCAGGCGAAGCAGGCACTAAGCCCCGCCATTACCGCGCTGCAAACAATCCTGGAAGACCCCGAAGCGAACGACCGCAGCAAGATTGCGGC